GTTATGCTCCACCGCTTCATCTATCTGACTTGCGATAACGGTATCACCGTCAAAAGAGATAAGCACAAGGAGCGGCTCGTCTGCTTTGACCGCATTATCGAAGTCCTGCTCATTGGGGTATTTAGTGATGTTCATTGTTTGTGATCCTCCTTTACCTTATCTCGCTCAGAAGAATAACAGCCCTGCCGAGTATCCGGATATCGTTAAGTTCTTCGTTGACGAATACAAACGGCTCATATGCGGGATTTTCGGGGTTGAGGACAAGCTTATTCTTTTCTGGGTAATAGTACACCCTTTTTAATGTTACCTCGTTATCTATGGAGACCGCAGCTATCTGACCGTTCTCCACCGCAGGGCAAGTTCTGATAAATACTATATCACCATCGTTTATGCCCGCATTTATCATGCTGTCGCCCTCGCAGCGCAGGCAGAAGTCCGCTTTTATTTCTGTGGGGAAAGATATCCATTCGTCTTCTTCACGGTATATAGGCTTTCCGCAAGCTACCGCACCCACAAGGGGAACCTTGCGCATTTCGGGTATGGGCATAATGTTTAGGTATTTTTCAAATAGGTTTTCAGATCTGTCTTCTGTAAATGGAATGTCGGTGCGTCCTATAAGATAATCTATTGATACTCCAAAATATTTAGAGATCAAAATGAGCTGTTCTGAGTTCGGTCTCCTTGCTCCCTTTTCATAATTCACGTATGTTGTATATGGTAAATTTAAAGCAGTTGCCATTTGGCGCATATTATAGCCTTTGCTTTCACGCAGTGTTTTTATTCTATTGCCAATCATGTGATCTGCCCCTTTCATATATTTATAATATACCCATTTTTGGGAAAAGTCAATATGAAAAATACTCATTTTGGCAATATGCTCAAATTGGGTATTTATTTTTTTGTTATGGTATTACTCAATCTGGACATCAACGGTTACTCGCTTTGGGCATATAATGGGAATGTGCCCAAAATGAGTAACGGCGTAAAGGAGATGAATAAATGTACCCTAATATTGAAGCTGAAAGAGCACGAAAAGGATTAACCAAAGAAGAGCTGGCTGCTCTTTTTGGCTTGTCAGCCGAAAAATAAGGGAGCGGAAGCCCTGCTGAAAATCTGCGGACAAATTGCGGACAAAATGCGTACTCCAAACGCCGTTTTTTGTGCTATGCTATTATCATAGCAAAGTGTAAAGGGGGCATATTATGCGCAAAAGCTGCGTATATTGCGGCGGCATACACCCACAAGGCTATGTCTGTCCCTATAAGCCCAAGAACCGCAAAGGGCGCTCAAAGGCGGACAAGTTCCGCTGCACATCTGCGTGGCAGAAAAAGCGTGCGTATATTGCTGCAAGAGACCGTCATTTGTGCCGTATTTGCCTTGCAAACGGCATATATTCGCAGGATATACAGGTACATCACATCACGCCTCTTGCGGAGGACTACGACAAACGGCTGGACGATGATAACCTCATCAGTCTTTGTCCGCTGCACCA